GGACGCTTCGATGGGCAATGCCTTAGGCCGTCTTGTCGGAACTGCCGTGCAGAGCGAAATGATGAATCAGATGCGCCCAGGTGGAATCCTGTGGAAGTGGCGGGCCGGGAGGGTTTAAGACATGGAAACATTTACGTTCAAGCCAACGCTTGAGTCCTCTTCGGGCAGCGTGAAGCCCCGCACTTTATCAGCCCAATATGGGGATGGATACAGGCAGGTGGTTGGGGATGGAATTAACAACCTCCCGCAGGCATGGAGCCTCCAGTTTTCGGGCGATGAGGACGAGATCAAGGAAATTAAGGCGTTTCTCGATGCTAGAGCCGGATACGAACCGTTCTATTGGAAGCCGCCCTTCTCCGACAGCACTTTGATCTGGACGGCTGCGGACTACAGCCTCACGCCCAAGGGTGGGAGGATTTGGAATTTGTCTGTCGACTTCATGCAGTTTTTTGGAGCTTAAATGACAATTGCTGCGGACATTCAGAAGCTCTCGCCCGGGAAGCTGATCGACCTCTACGAGCTGAAGCTTGATGGGGTGGGTGGGGAGAGGCTGCGCTTCCATGCCTACACAGAATCGGGCTCGATCTGGTGGCAGGGAGAGGAATATACGCCCTGGGCAATGCAAGTCACAGGATTCGAGCGCACAAGTGAGAGCCAACAGCCTCAGCCATCACTCACGATCAGCAACGTGGGCGAGGACGCTAATGGAAATAAGATTCCGGGCATTATTTCGGCCCTTTGCGTGACTTATGACGACCTGGTGGGCGTGAAGCTCGTCCGCCACAGGACGCTCGCCAAATACCTTGACGCTAAAAACTTCACCGAAGGCAATTCCTCCGCCGATCCAGACGAGCATCTTCCTGACGAGGTCTGGATTGTCGAGCAGAAGGCGAATGAGACCAAAACGGAAATCGAGTTCACCCTTTCCACAGCCCTTGACTTCGCTAACAGGCAGCTTCCTTCGAGGCAGATTATCGCCAACCTGTGCTGCTGGAAGTTGAAGGGTGGATACCGCGGGACATATTGCGGATACACCGGATCTGCGTACTTTGACGCTGATGGAAACTCCGTGACGGACGCCGCTAAGGACGTTTGCCCAGGCCGCTTGAGTGACTGCAAGAAGCGTTTTGCCGCTCAGCAGGGTGTTTCCGAAGACGCTGCTGTCATCAACTTCGGCGGCTTCCCGGCCGCCAACACGAAGACCTATTAACCATGAAGACTTCCACGGAAGCGGCGATCAGGCTGCACGCCGAGCAGGCCTACCCTAACGAGTGCTGCGGGCTTGTGGTTGCTGTGGGGCGTAAGGAAAAGTACTTTCCGTGCCGCAATCTGGGCGACCTTGATCATTTTGTCCTCGACCCCAAGGACTATGCGGCGGCGGAAGACAAAGGGAAGATCATTGCAGTGGTTCACAGCCATCCGGATGTCAATCCTGAGCCCTCCGAAGCCGATCTTGTGGGAATTGAATCCTCAGGGCTTCCGTGGCTGATCTGCTTCGTGTCAAAAGAGGGCGCGGGAACGATCACTATGACGAAGCCCTCGGGCTACAAGGCTCCGCTCGTTGGACGGATGTTCTACCACGGAACGCTTGACTGCTACGGCCTTGTCAAGGATTTCTACCAGAGGGAATTAGGCATTGAATTGCCCGATTTCCTCAGGAAAGACGAGTGGTGGAACAAGGGGCAGGACTTGTACATGGAAAATTTCCGTGATGCGGGCTTTTCCGCTCTCCGTGATGACGAACACCTCGATTACGGCGATCTCATCCTGATGCAGATCCGCGCTCCAGTGGCCAATCACGCTGGGATATTCCTTGGTGAGCATGGATTGAAGGAAGATCCGACGCTTTACCCCGTGCATAACTGCATGCTCCATCACATGTACGGGCACCTTTCTGAACGGGTGATTTACGGCGGTTACTGGGCGGAACATACCCGGTTAATCATAAGGTACAGAGGATGACGGAAAAACTTCGCACAATTCGCCTTTACGGTTCTCTGGGAAGGAAGTTTGGAAGGGTTCACAGGCTCGCCGTTTCGTCCGTTCAGGAAGCCATTCGCGCCTTAAGGGTCGTCTGTCCGGGGTTCGAGCAGGAACTGATGACATCCAAGGATCGCGGCATCGGGTACGGGATTTGGGTGGGTAAGGAAAATCTTAAAGACACTAAGCAATTTCGCTATCCGGTGGGAAACGACGACATTCGTATAGCCCCGATTCTCATGGGCGCTAAACGCGGTGGCTTGATGCAGATCTTTATCGGCATTGTGATCGTGGTCGCCGCGGTCTGGACTGGTGGTGCGGCGGCGGGTGCGGCGGGGGCAGCAGGCGGCGCTGCAGGTGGCGGTGCCGCGGCGGGAGCTGGTGCAGGAGCCGGTAGTTTCTTAGGCGTAACCGGTGGCTACGCCGTGGCGGCTCAGATGGGGGCGGCCCTGGCTCTGGGCGGACTGGTTCAGTTTCTTTCTCCAGTTTCAAGCGTAAGTGGGAGCGGGTCGAGTTCCGATAATGGTTCGTCCTACAACTTCAGCGGGGCGGTAAATACGCAGGCGCAGGGCGGGCCGGTTCCTCTCCTCTACGGAGAGATGACGGTAGGAAGCGCGGTTATTTCCGCAGGCATTTACGCAGAGGATCAGGCATGACGAAGGTTAAAGGCGGGTGGAGAATCGTCCAAGGCGCGAAAAAGGGCGGAGGCGGATCTTCAGGTGGAAAGGAAGACCGTGATTCGCTGCATTCTACCTCCTACGCCCGTATTGTCGACCTGCTCTCCGAGGGCGAAATTGTTGGGCCTGTGGATGGATTAAAGTCCGTCTATTTTGACGAAACGCCTGTTCTCTCTTCAGATGGAACAGCGAATTTCTCGGGCTATGACATTCAGTTCCGCTCCGGGACGCAGGATCAGGATCCTGTTTCTGGCTTCCCCGCGTCCGAGTCGACCACCTCTGTTGGTGTTGAATTCAAGGCTTCCACTCCGTGGACTCACACGTTCACGAACACGGAACTTGACGCTGTCCGTATTACTCTGGCGGTCTCCGGACTCCAGAAGGTCAACCAGAAGAACGGGAACATCAATGGATATCGTGTAGATTACACGATTGAGCTGTCCTCCAATGGAGGGACGTATTCCACGGTCGTTTCTTCGGCGTTTGATGGTAAAACGACCTCGGCCTACGCCCGTTCGCACCGGATTGATCTGCCTTCCGGCGGGGCTCCCTGGACGATCAGAGTGCGCCGCTCGACCGCGGACAGCAGCACAAACTACATCAGCGACACAACCCTCGTTCAGGCCTATACCGAGATCATTGACGCAAAACTGCGTTATCCCATGAGCGCGCTCGCCGCGATCAAGATTGACGCCTCGCAGTTCAGCTCCATTCCTACCCGCGCCTACCACCTCAAAGGGCGCATTATCCGCGTCCCCTCAAACTATGACGCGGACGCACGCACTTATTCAGGTACGTGGGATGGGACTTTCAAGACCGCATACTCAAACAACCCTGCCTGGGTGTTTTATGACATCCTGACGAATGACCGCTACGGCCTGGGGGATGTGTTAGACGCGGGCTACATTGACAAGTGGTCGCTTTATGAGATCGCCCAGTATTGCGATGAGGGCGTTCCTACCGGCGTAGGAAGCAACACGGAGCCTCGCTTCACCTGCAACTGCTACCTTCAATCGGCAGCGGACGCCACAGCGGTTTTGAGTGACCTCGCTACCGTATTCCGCGGGATCGTCTACTGGGGCAATGGAAGTGCCATTCCTGTGGCAGATATGCCCAGGGATCCTTCGTACACCTACACCGCAGCGAACGTCATTGACGGCAAATTCCAGTATCAGGGCAGTGCCAGATCGACCCGCTATACCGTCTGCTACGTCAGTTATAACGACCCTGATGACATGTACAACACCAAGGTCGAAGCGGTCGAGGACGCTGACGGGATTGCACGCTACGGAATTGTAGCGATCTCGATCACCGCTTTTGCCTGCTCTTCCCGTTCTCAGGCGCACAGATTAGGCCTGTGGACGCTGCTTACATCTCAGCGTGAGACGCGCAGCGTCACCTTCAGCGTTGGATTGGGCGGGGCTATTGCGACCCCGGGGCAGATCATCAGGATCGCTGATCCTGCGATTGCAGGCAAGCGCATTGGAGGGCGGCTGCACGCTGTCAATTCCACCACGCAGGTGGTGGTGGATAAGAATGACGGCATCAGCGTGGGCGATACGCTCATTTGCACGCTCCCCTCGGGAACGACTGAATCGAGCATTGTTTCTGCGGTTGATGGAACAACGATAACCGTAAAAACAGCATTTTCCACGGCTCCCGAAGCGGAATCTGTTTGGGCGGTGGTTAATTCCGATCTTCAGACGCAGACCTTCAGGGTTGTAAGCGTGACCGAAGGCGATGGTTGCACATTCGATATTGCGGCTATTCAAAATGAACAGTCGAAATACGCAGCTGTCGATTACGGTTCGCCACTCTCGGATGTGCTGATTACATCCATCCCGGAAAGCTCTGTTCCCGCCCCTTCCAACCTTGCGATTACATCGAATGAAACTGTCAATCAGGGCATTTCGTCCACAACAGTAACCCTCTCGTGGTCGAAGCCCGAAGTTGCTAGTGGTGTCGGGTATTACATCCTTGAATGGAAGAGGGATAACTCTGACTGGATAACAGTTTCGCAGGTGGCTTCCTGCTCGTACGACATCACGAACGCCTACAGCGGGGCCTACCAGTTCAGAATCCGGGCTACCAACACCATTGGGATTAAATCCCCTTGGAAAGCTTCGGGTGCGGTCGCCATTGACGGACTGCTAGCGGCCCCCGCCTCTCCGGCGAGCCTTGCGGCTTCGCCCGAGATTTTCGGGATCACGCTTAACTGGGGATTCCCGAGCGGACTGAATATCCTCTCTTACACGGAGATCTGGTACAGCGCAACGAACGACCGCACTGCGGCAACACTGCTCACCATGCTGTCGTATCCGCAGGCGAAAT